GTGGTATGGTTGGTGCGGATGCATATGTTGAAGGTGGTCAGGATAAATTGTCTTCGGCCCTTCAAGCTACTTCAATAAATTTTATGTTTAGTAAAACTGTTACTATGCATCGTGAAGATGTATGGGGTTCAAGTAAAAAAGGTTATGCTGTTAATTTACCTGCGTCTTATAATCAGCCTGCATGGAATTTGGCTGAGGCGGCTAATGTTCAAGAAGCTGGTTGGTTGGACACGGTCACGTTACCAGTTTCCTCTTTTATCGAAAGCGTGGAAAGTACTTCTTAAAATGGCGGTTGTTCCCACGGTATGGATATAAATAAAGAAATTGTTTGTAATTATTTTTGTTTTTAAAATGCCATCTCCTCAATTCAAATATTTTCTCTTGACAATTCCAAAGGATAAATGGTCTAAGTGCTTGCCTGATAGTGTGTGTTATATTAAGGGTCAAGAGGAAGTTGGTGAGGGTGGCTATGAACATTGGCAGTTGTTGGTTGTCACTCGTCGTAAAACTAGTGTTGTTGGATGTAAGAACATGTTTTGTCGTGAAGCTCATGTTGAACCGTCTAGGTCATCTGCTGCTGATGAATATGTGTGGAAGGAGGATTCTCGTGTTGCTGGTACTCAATTTGAGCTTGGTGTTAAGCCTTTCAGACGGAATTCTAAACAGGATTGGGACTTAATAAAAAAGCAAGCCCAAGAAGGTAAATTAGAAGAAATCCCGGCTGATATATTTATAAGGTTTTATAGTACTTTAAAGAAAGTTGCTGTGGAATACCAAAAACCTATAATGCGTGGTCCTCAGGAAGTAATTGTGATATATGGCCCTACTGGTGTTGGCAAGTCTCGGATGGCCTTTGAAGAAGTTGGTGAGGACTACTATATAAAATCTCCTTTGACCAAATGGTTTGATGGATATCATGGTCAGTCCACTATTATAATTGATGAGTTCCGTGGAATTGTAGATATTAGTCACGTGCTGAAGTGGTTGGACCGATATCCGTGTGCTGTAGAGGTTAAGGGTTCCCAAGTGTTTTTAAACACTAAGAAATGGGTCATTACCTCTAATCTTAGTCCTAATGATTGGTATCCTACTTTGGATATGGAGACTAAGTATGCGTTAAGAAGAAGGTTCACACGTGTAATTCATAAACTTAATGGATTGGAAACTATAATGAATTAAAAATCAATCGTGTTTAATTTTATTTAAAATTGATTGTCTTCTTGCCTTTCTCGCGTAGTACTGTTGAGGATTTTCCTCAATAATCATTTCCTGCAGTCGTTTTCGGCTTTCATCAATGTCTTTTTGGAAATCTTTAAGGCGTTCTTGTTGCTCTTGAAGTTCAATAGCTAACTGTATCAAATGAAAGTCGTCCATTGTAAAACCCCTGATATAAATACTCGTTATATATGTACGTCATGGTTTAACAGATTTCATGGATTACGATTGTGTCATAGTAACCGCAAATTAACCCCTTATGTGTGTGTGTAAGATACCATTTTCCTTGACTGTCTGAGCTGATTCCCCGCCAATGGAGCGTTGAGCCTGGGGGGTCCCCCTTTTTTTGGCTTGCCTAAAAAAGGAGGGGGGAGCCCGCGAATAAGCGTAATAAGGGAATCAGCTCTGACAGACAAGGTCAAGGTAAAGGGCACAAATAAGATCAGGGTTCTGGTTACGGCTAGGGTTTGGGGGGTGTGTGTGGGGATATACATTTTGCTGATATGGTGAGTTAGGTTCCTCACACGCGCTAAAGACCTTAGTACGGACTATCAGCGTCCAGATGCGGTTAAGGCCGGTAGACTGAGATCCTAGTATTACTTACAGATCGAAGTCTTTTTGCTACCTAAGGTCGTTCTTTGTTTGTTAAATGATTCCATTTGGTCGTGCAGTTGGTGGTATGGTTCTCCGGAGTGGACGTGTTGTTGCTCGGAGGCCTAATTTAAGATACAATCCGTATCGTACTCCTCCTAGAGCCGCTCGTAGAAGAATAACTAATGATAGTGCATACAGGTCTGGAGGCCCTTATAGTGGTGTTGCCCGGTCTGATGTTAGTATGCGGACTGCTAGTTCTCGGCGGTCTAGTGTGGGGTCGATGCGGTCGCTGGGTTCACGGCGGTCTAGTGTTGCTAGTTCTCGGGGCTGGGTCAATAACTTTTTGGAGGATTATGGAGGTATTGGTGGTGCAGCTATATCGGGTGCTTTGGCCGGTGCATCTCGTTCTCAAAACGTATCATCTATGGCTAAGAGTAAAGTTATTGGCAATGAAACTAACAATAAACATGTTTCATGGTCTGCCCCTGCTCGGAAGAAGAAAAGAAGAATATCTAAGAAGAAAAGAAAAGGAAAAAAGAAGGTCACAATGAAGAAGGTAAGAAAGATGATCAAAGCAATTGCTCATAAATCTCCCGGAAGAAAGGCAAAGTTTGAATATTTAGGCAAATATTATTTGACAACAAGTGGTGACGTTAACTTTTTTGGTAATCTTAAAAGTGATCCTAATTATGCTGGTCATGGGTTTATACCGTTGTTCAATGACACTCAAATGAAAGCGGAGTTTGGCATTGGTAATACTTCTAGTGGGATCGGTTTGTTGGCTCCTCCCCCGTTACAAGATAATATAACTGGAAACCAAGGTTTGAATTTAGTTAAGAAGCAGGAAACAATTATTGTAGATAAATGCAATTTTACGCTATATTTAACTAATACTAATGATACTCGTGCTAGTGTGCAAATACGTGATTGGGTTTGTAATCAAAGTGATGCGTTGGATCCAATCAAAAGGATTCACCAATGTTATACTGAACAACAAATCGCGAATACTGCTCTTGGTTATACTAATATTGGTTCTATCGCTGTGCCTAATCTTTGGAAACATCCATTCTTTAAACCTCTCTCTATTCCAGGGGTGAGTAAGTTCTGGAAAAAAGGTGCGTTCAAAAAAAGTTTTGTGATGGGTCCTGGTGAAAGTTTAACGCTTCATATTCCTTATAAAAATTTACGTTGGAATCAGGAATTGTTAGCTCAGGATAATGCCGGTACTGGTACGGGTGAGTTGAAGGATTTTGAATATAAGAAAGGGATATCCCATTTTATTCAAATCTCTACTCGTGGTATGGTTGGTGCGGATGCATATGTTGAAGGTGGTCAGGATAAATTGTCTTCGGCCCTTCAAGCTACTTCAATAAATTTTATGTTTAGTAAAACTGTTACTATGCATCGTGAAGATGTCTGGGGTTCAAGTAGGAAAGGTTATGCTGTTAATTTGCCTGCGTCTTATAATCAGCCTGCATGGAATTTATCTGAGGCTGCTAATGTTCAAGAAGCTGGTTGGTTGGACACGGTCACGTTACCAGTTTCCTCTTTTATCGAAAGCGTGGAAAGTACTTCTTAAAATGGCGGTTGTTCTCACGGTATGGATATAAATAAAGAATTTGTTTGTAATTATTTTTGTTTTTAAAATGCCATCCCCTCAATTCAAATATTTTCTCTTGACAATTCCAAAGGATAAGTGGTCTAAGTGTTTGCCTGATAATGTGTGTTATATTAAGGGTCAAGAGGAAGTTGGTGAGGGTGGCTATGAACATTGGCAGTTGTTGGTTATCACTCGTCGTAAAACTAGTGTTGTTGGATGTAAGAACATGTTTTGTCGGGAAGCTCATGTTGAACCGTCTAGGTCATCTGCTGCTGATGAATATGTGTGGAAGGAGGATTCTCGTGTTGCTGGGACTCAATTTGAGCTTGGTGTTAAGCCGTTCAGACGGAATTCTAAACAGGATTGGGACTTAATTAAAAAACAGGCTCAAGAAGGAAAATTAGAAGAAATCCCGGCTGATATATTTATAAGGTTTTATAGTACTTTAAAGAAAGTGGCTGTGGAATATCAAAAACCTATAATGCGTGGTCCTCAGGAAGTAATTGTGATATATGGCCCTACTGGTGTTGGCAAGTCTCGGATGGCCTTTGAAGAAGTTGGTGAGGACTACTATATAAAATCTCCGTTGACCAAATGGTTTGATGGATATCATGGTCAGTCCACTATTATTATTGATGAGTTCCGTGGAATAGTCGATATAAGTCACGTGCTCAAGTGGCTGGACCGATATCCTTGTGCTGTTGAGGTTAAGGGTTCCCAAGTGTTTTTAAACACTAAGAAATGGGTCATAACCTCAAATCTTAGTCCCAATGATTGGTATCCTACTTTGGATATTGAGACTAAGTATGCGTTAAGAAGAAGGTTCACACGTGTAATTCATAAACTTAATGGATTGGAAACTATAATGAATTAATAAATCAATCATGTTTAATTTTATTTAAGATTGATTGTCTTCTTGCTTTACGTGCGTAATACTGCTGAGGATTCTCCTCGATAATCATTTCTTGGAGACGTTTTCTACTCTCGTCAATGTCTCTCTGGAACTCTTTTAGTCTCTCATTTTGTTCGGCTAGTTCAATTGCTAACTGGATAAGGTGAAAGTCGTCCATTGTCAAACCCCTGATATAAATACTCGTTATATATGTACGTCATGTTCTAATGAATTTCATGGATTACTGGTTAAGGTTGTATTTGGTTAAGGTTAAGGTTTGCATTTAATAAACACTCGTGAATCTATCAGCGTCCAGATGCAGCCCCGCAGGGATACGCGTAATATACACAATACTTTTATGTTGATAAAGGCCCCCCGAGGGTCCGGTGACGGACATGAAGGTTGGGCCTTATGAGGAAAATCCACTAAAGGACCTTGGGTGAATGCGGTTAAGGCCGGTAGACTGAGATCCTAGTATTACTTACAGATCGAAGTCTTTTTGCTACCTAAGGTCGTTCTTTGTTTATTAAATGATTCCATTTGGTCGTGCAGTTGGTGGTATGG